TTTACAAAAGCTTTACCAGATAATAAAATATTTGATGAGTTTAGATATGATACTCCTCAAAAGTTACAAAATGAAGCAGGTAGAATTACTCGTGAAGGATTACCTAATTATGATTTAGTTCCAGATAATTTAAAAGAAATAAGGTCTGTTCCTTTTATAGGAACTTTCTTTTCTTTTTTATCTGAATCAACAAGATTAGCAGTAACAATACCTAAACAAGGAATAAAAGAAGCTAACTTAGCTAGACAATTAAAAAATATGGGAGCTAACGAAGCTTCTGATATTATGCGTGACAGAGCTATAGATAGATTTGTAGGTTATTCTACATTTGGATTAGGGGGAGGAGCTGCTGCTACTGCTGTGGCTAATTACTCTGCAGGAGTAGGACAAGATGTTATAGATAATATAAAACCATTTTTACCAGAGTGGATGCAAAATGACAATGTTGTTTATACTTTAAACGAAGAAGGAGTTCCTATTGTTTACAATATAACACCTTGGGATGCTTTTGATTTTCCAAGAAAACCATTTCAAACAATATTACATAAAACTTTAAATAATGAAGATTTAACAGAAGAAGAATTACAACAATATAATTATGATTTAGTTAATGAAATATTTACTCCTTTCTTTGGACAATCATTAACACAAGAAATTTTTAATGCTGCTATATTTAATAATGGTAGAAATTCTAATGGTAGTTTACTAAAAAATCCTTTAAATAAATTAGAAGTTTATAATTCAGAAGCAGAGTTAGGAGCTTTTGATAAACAAAACATGAAAATTATAGCTATGAATTTAGTTGAAGTATTAGAACCCGGAACAGTTACTGATACTAGAAAATATTTTAGAGACAAGTTTGGTAAAGAAATGACACCTCTTGGTCAAAAAATATATAGAGATGAAGCTATGTTTAAATGGCTTACAGGTTTTGGTGGTATTCCTTTTAATAAAGAATATGTAGAAAGTATTTATTCTTTTAAAGTTTCTGATTTTAATTCTGCTAAATCAAGAGGAATAAACCAAATTTATAAAGCTATTACAGATGATATGACTAAAGAAGAATTTATTAACAATTTTTTAAATGCTAATAGAGAATATTATAAATCATATAAAGAACTACATACACTAACAGAAGCTGCTGAAAATTTAAAATTAAATACTTTAGACCTTTTAAAAGAGTCTGGAGTTTCTGAAAACGACAGATATTCTTTTCTAGGAGGCAATAGATATTTTAAACCTTTATCTATAACAGAGCCTATGCAAAAAAGAATATTAGAATCTCCTTCATTACAAAAAGAATATATAGATATATTATTAGAAGTAGATAAATTATCTAGAGCTTTAAATCAATTACCAGTTCTTATAGACCCTGAAAATACTAAAGAAATCTCGATGCCAGTTTCGGATGAGGTTGATAAAATATTTAAAGATTTAAGATTACCTAAAGTAACAGGGGGTCTTGTATTAGGACCAGAAGTACCCGACACCAAAGAAGACCCAGCAGACCGAGTAGACCCTTTTACTGGAGAACCTTACTCTGACCAGATGGCTAGGCTTGGATTACAAGATGGTGGTGTTCCTAAAGGAACAATTAGATTATATGATGAAGACCAAGGATTAAAACCTGTTTTTCCTTTTATAGAACTTTTAGTAGGAGGTCCTCTTTATAAAGGGTCTAAAGCAATTAAAGAAACTGCTGAAGAAGTTATTGCAAAAAAAACTATGCCTAAATCTGTAGCTCATGGTAGTCAATATAAAGGTTTAAAAGAAATAAAAAGCTCAAGTGCTCAAGCTATGGAGCAAGTTGGTAAAACTAATGAAGGTTTACAAGCAGGTATATATACTTCAAAACCAACAGGAGTGGCTACACAGTATGGTAAAGATGGTCAAATGTATACTATTGATACTTCTAACATAAGTAAAAATGCTTTGTTTAAATTAGGAAAAGATAAAGTCCTTGATACTTCGAAAGTTCCTAATTCTTTAATAAAAACTATAGACAAAAAAATAGATGACTTAACAGTTGCAGGACCAACCAGAGAAGCTTCTAGTTTAAAAGAATTTAAAAATAATTTAATTACAAAAAAAGGAATTACTTTTGTAACACCAACTGTAAAAAATTTATTAGTAGATAATAATTATAAAGTTATACAAACAAAACTATTTAAAGACCCTCATTTTATTTTATTAGATGATGTAGTAAAAGTGACAGGAAATTAATATGAACATAGAACTATGTAAACAAGAAATAAAAAGACACGAAGGTGAAGTGTTAAAAATATACGAAGATAGTTTAGGCTATAAAACTTTAGGGATTGGACATCTTTGTCAACCTGAAGACCCTGAATATTCTTGGGAAGTAGGAACTAAAGTATCTCAAGAAGTTGTTGATATGTATTATGAGCAAGACTTTGAAAAACATTACAAAGAAACAATACATGTCTTTGGTAGCGAAGAAGACTTTGAAAACTTACCAGAACCTATTCAAAGAGTATTAGTTAATATGTGTTTTAATTTAGGTGGTACAAGATTATCTAAATTTAAAAATATGTTAAAGGCTTGTAAAGAACATAACTGGAGTGAGATGGCTAGACAAATGGAAGATAGTCGTTGGTTTGGACAAGTTGGTAGAAGAAGTATTGAATTACAAAAGATGGTATTAGAATGCTGCTCTACTTAGAAAAAGATTTAGATAGGGCATATAGATTAGATTGTAAAGCTAGAGCTAAAGTTAATGAACCTTGGGTAACTAGAGAACAGTTTAGAAGTCTATATGAAGATTTAATCAGCTTACATTTAGTTAAAGCTGAGAAGGAGGATATATTAATAGAAGATATGCCTGAGTGGGTGTTAAATTCTATTGATGGTATGT